GGGCTCTACGAGCTGTTCTATCCCCACGTCTTCTCGTCCGTGCTGGTCGCGCGCGGCAAGCCCGCGCCCGACCTGTTCCTGCACGCCGCCGCCAGCCTGGGCGTGCCGCCGGACGGCTGCCTGGTGCTCGAGGACAGCCTGCCCGGGGTCGCGGCGGCCGGCGCCGCCGGCATGCGCGTGCTCGGCTTCACCGGCGGCGGCCACTGCGGGCCGGGCCACGGCGAGCGGCTCCTGGACGCCGGCGCCGCGGCCCTGGTGGAGCGCTTCGCCGACCTGCCGGAGGCCATCGCCCGCCTCGCCTGAGGCCGCTCGAACCGGGCCGCAGAGGGCTGGACAAGGCCCAGACGAGCCGTCATAAAGCGGCCCGGCGGCTCGGTGGCAGAGTGGTCATGCAGGGGACTGCAAATCCACTGATTATTGAGCCGGATCAACGAGGGTTTGCAGAAAACACCCCCTCCGGCCGCCAATACAGATCAATGCGTTAGGCGGTTTTGCAAACCCTTCCGGGCTTACCAGCAGCCGCGGGACTCGCCGAGCTCGTTGTGCGCGACGACCTGTTCCTTCTCGGCCCGGGTCAGCCGGTCGGCAGCGCCCTGGTCGACGAGGATCGGCCGCCAGCCGGCGCAGGTGTCAGAGGCCCCCGTTGTGCCGCATCCAGCGACCAAGGCGCTGGTCGAGATCAGGGTCGCTAGCACGAGAGACTTCCGCATCCTTCGCCTTCCTTTCCCGCTCGACGGTCAGCGACCGCTCCATGTGCCGGATCCGCTCGGCCCGCTGCCCAGCCTTGCGGGCGGCGCTGAAGGCGCCCAGGAACGCCAGGAGCGCCGCCAGGCCGAGCAGCAGCCAGGGCCAGACGCCCTTGGCCTTGCCGAGCAGCCAGGCGCCGGCGGTGCTCAGGAGCGCCATCAGCGCAGGCCTTCCTTCCGGTCGGACACCCGGGCGTAGATCATCGCGCCGACGCCGATGATCGTTGCGGCCAGGAACACCCACTTCGCGATCTCGAGCGCCTCGCTCATCGGGCCCGCGACGTCGGCGCTGGTCGGCGCCGGCGTGTCGATGTCGTTGAAGAAGAGGTGGTTGTAGCGGCCGGCCGGCGTCTCGTAGACCGGCTTGTGGCCGCGCGCCCACTTCGGCGGCTTCGGCAGGTAGGTGGCGTAGTAGTGCGTCGCGCCCTGAGTCGGGTCGCCTGGCCCGCCGGTAGGCCCGCCCATCGCCAGGAGATCGCGCGCGATCCGGTAGCAGCTGGCCGCCCACGGGTTGGCGCCGGGCTCGACCTCGTTGAGGTGCGCCAGGCGCGGGTTGTCCGCGTTCCAGCAGCTGAACTGCCAGGGCTGATAGCAGACGCCGCGGATCGTGCCCGGCCAGTTGCGCCAGGCGACACGGTTGAGGATGACGTGGCCGATCGCGAAGGCGTCGGGCTCGTCGCCGGGCTCGGCCTCACCGTAGATGGTGCGCCAGAGAGCGTTCAGGTCGGCTTCTTCGTCGGTCACGTGATCCACCCCTTCACCTTGTCGGCCGCCGCGATCAGCAGCCCGGTCGCCGTGCCGGCGGCACCGCCGACGAGCAGGAGCATCGCGGACATGCCCTTCCACCGATTCACGAAGCCCAGGATCAGCTTCACGTCGTCGTGGATGTCGCGCTGGGTCTTCTGCACTTGGGCCATCTGCGTCTCGAGCACCGCGAGCCGCTCCTGCTGCGTCAGGTTCGACAAGGGCATCCCTCTGCTCTCGCGTGGCTTCTGTTCCATGGACTAAATCACAACGCTCCCGCTTCGGTGAACGTTTCCTTGGGAAAAATCCACTTGTCGTTGGCTGCACGTCAACGTTTGCGACACGCCGCCGCCGCAATCGTCAAGCGTGCCTTACACAATCCGGGCGTGCAGGACTGCCCGTTGGCTGATCTCTGCGGTTGGCCCGTGTCTTGCTGTTGGCAAGGCACCACCAACAGGAGGATTCGGGATGCGATTCCTTGCCCCCATCACCCTCGCCGCCGGCCTGGCGCTCGCCGCGCCGGCCGCGGCCGCTCCCATCGTCATCCACGACGAGGCAGTCGACGGTGACCTCGACGGCCAGACCTTCAACCTCGGCCTCGGCTCCAGCTGGATCCACGGCAGCTTCTCGAGCTCCGACTTCGACAACTTCGCCTTCACGGTGCCGAGCGGCGGCTACCTCTGGGCGATCATCTGGACGCCGGAGGGCGGCCCGGGCGCGGCCGGCTTCTGCACCTACACCGACGCCGGCGTGCCGATCCACTGCCGCCCCAACCTTCCCAACGTGCCGATCGACTGGCGTCCGCTGTGGCTCAGCGACCTGCAGATCCCCGAGGGGAGCTACCTTTTCGGTCAGACGTCGATCACCGCGCCGATGGATTATCTGCTGAGATTCTACGTCGGTGACCGCGCCGACCGGCCGCCGCACGAGCTGTGGGCCGAGATCCCGACGCCCGGGACGCTGGCGCTGCTGGCGGCAGGTCTGGCCGCGCTGCTCGGAATCCGCCGGCGCCGGGAGGCCTAGGCCTCGATCCACCAGCCGCCGTAGATCTGGTCGCCGCCGCCGCCCCCGCCGCCATCGTTGGTCTCGACCGTGATCCAGTCGACGATGCTACGGTTCGCCGTGGTCGAGAAGTTGCGGAAGCCGTGACTCTCGCGGGTCGGCGCGGCGCCGCTCGGCCAGGTCGCCGGCCCGACGTTCATCAGGCTGACGCCGCTGTCGTCGGTGATCTCGGCCGAGTAGTTGCCGCTCGCGTCGACGCTCGCCACAAGCCTGTACCAGACACCCGTCGTCAGGGCCCCCGAGAGCGCCTCGCTGTCCTGGTCGGTGCTGGCGCCGCCGACCAGCTGCCGGATCCGCAGCGTGTTGTTGCTCGCCACGTAGAAGCAGAGCACGCAGTCGTCATAGTCCAGCGCGTTGAGCATGACCCCCAGATTCGCCGTGCCGCCGTCGAACCGGAACCGCATGGTGGCCACGACGACGGCCTCGCCGAAGTCGGCATAGGCGTTGGAGTTCGCGTTGGTCCCGACGACGGTGCCGCTGGTGTCGCCGCTGTAGGTGCCTGCCGCCTGCTTGATCCAGGGGCCCGAAACGTCCTGAGCCCAGGGGCCGGGCGTGCTGCCGCCGAGCGCGTTGTCGAGGTTGACGCCGGCGATCGTGAGGCCGTTGGTCGCGAGGGAGAAGGTGTCCGACCCGATGAAGGCCATCAGACGGTCCCCTTGAACCACCACTCGGGCGTGGCGTCGTCGGTTGAGGAGGGAAACACGGTCGGGCTGGCGATCTGGCCGGCCGCATGGAGCCAGGCGACCAGCTTCGCGCGGTTCGCCGCATAGGTGCCGGTGTTGTAGCCGACATCGGCGAGCGCCTCGAGCGCGCCCAGCATCATCAGCGTGTAGTCATTGTTCGACGCGCCCAAGATCGTCTCGCCGCCGAGCCAGCTGGCGTCTTTCGCGGGCATCGGCAGGAACAGGTTCGGCGGCACGATCGACTCGCCAGACGACCTGGCGCCCGTGTCGATATCGACGCAATCGGCGTCGGCCTGGAAGTCGACGACGACCGTCTTGCCGTTCGCGACGCTGGTGATCTTGCCGATCGCGTCCGCGCCCCCGGCGCCCCATCCGACCAGCTTGATCGGGCACGGGCGAGCGCGGGTGAAATAGGTGGCGTCCGCCGTGTGCTCGAAGTAGTCCACGGCGCTGGCGCCCGTCAGGGCGAGGGTGACGGCCGTAGTCGCGGACCACGTAGCTGTCGCCCCCGTGATCCCGAGGTTGGCCATGTCCGCCTCGGTGTAGGTGCGCAGAACCGGGTAGGGCTCCTGGTAGATGGCAAAGCTGACGGTCAGGTCGCGGAACGCCTCGTCCTTGTTCCGGGGGTAGTGGCCGATGCTCGGCCGGTCCCCCAGGTCCTTGTAGTAGCCCAGCAGCCACTGATACCGCGGATCCTCGAGGAACTGCTCATGGAGGCGCGTCAACCACTCCAGCCAGCTGGTGTGATCGCCGTTGCCGATGTTGAGCTTCTTTCCCCACGCCATCTGGTGCAGGTAGAAGGCGGCGCCCCACTGCCGCATGATGCGGTCGCTTGAATGGTAAAGCCACCGGAAGCTGTCGGGGTCGTCGTTGTCGAAGTAGCCCGACACGGGAATCGCGCCCGCTTGCGTCGCATCCCAATAGTAGCTCTTGGCGCCGTGGTAGAACCCGCTCGTGGCCGTGCCGCCGGCCGTTCCGACCGCCGCGTCCATCCAGGACTGCCAGTTTGCCCGGCTCCAGCCGGTCAGGTCCGCGCTCAAGGCGTTCGGCGTCAGGGCGATGGCGGCGGTGACGCTGCGCATCGCCCAGGCCGCGCCGCGGTCCTGGATGCCGTGCGAGAGGCGCCGGTTGTAGCCGGTGCCGTTCGTGATCGCCATCCAGGCATAGTGCGCGCCCTCATGGAGCGCTTCGACCAGCCAGAAATCCCCGTACAGCATCGCCGGGAGAAAGTGGTCGTTGGGCTGGTGGCCTACGTCCAGGTAGTTGCTCCCCGCCCACCACGGGGTCGCGTTGGGGCTGGGGCTCGTGTCGTTGTTGATGTTCGCCGAGGTCTTGCTCGGGGCCACAAGGACGCCCGTGGTCTGGTCGCGCCAGACCCAGGGGATATGAAGGGCCTCCCTCGCCGCCCTGTTCACCAGGCCGCGCGCGCCGTCGTTCCAACAGCAGGCGGCCATCACCTGGCCCTGAGTTAGATAGCCGATCTCGTAGCGGCCGCCGACGTTGCCCATGTGATACTGGACGTGGACGCCCTTGCTGCGGAAGGGATCCAGCGTGACGGCATCCTGACCGGACTTCAGAGAGGCCAGCTTTGCGCTGACGTTGTCGCTCGTCGCCCAATGGTCGAGCATCCACTGGTTGTCGAACACCTTCTGCAGCTTGAGGCTCTCGGTCTCGTGCACCGCCTCCCAAGAGCCCTTCTCCGCGCCGGAGAGGCCCACCCACAGGTCGTCGAACTTGAAGCGGCTGCGCGCGTAGGCGACGCCCGTGCTCCCGCCAGCGGTCGTGTAGGCCTCGATATCGGTGCCGTCGCCGTACTCGAGGACCATCGACGTCCAGGCCACATCACCGAATGCGGCGGGGTCGTAGGCGCTGTTCCAGACGATCGCGTCGACCTTGGCCCCGACGATCGCGCCGCCGGCGGTTTCCTTCCAGCCGTAGACGTGGAAGTCGACGCGCAGGTAGTCGCTTGCGCGGGCGCCGCCGCCGTCTTCCAGCGGCACCGAGCCGACGTAGCAACTCGCCATGGGCCCGGCGAAGTAGGCGCCCCTGTAGTGCGGCTCGGCGGCGGCGTAGGCCGTCTTCGTGCTGTCCAGCATCGCCTTGACGCTGGCGGTGTAGGTGGTCCCGCTGACCACCATGGCGACGCGCACGTCGCCGCCGGCGGCGTTGTCGTTGATGAAGGCCTGCAGGTCCGCGGCCGTGATCGGCGTGCCGGCCGCCTGAGAGCCGGACTCGGCCTTGACGCTGAGCGTCTTGGTCCCCCCGCTCGACAGTGCCGGGAGAACCCCGTCGACCCGCACCCAGCGCACGTCGCCCGCCTGGTCGACGCACTCGCAGGTGAACTGCGCATCGGCGAGCGCCGTCTCGCCGTCGTAGACCACGATCCTCTGCGTCGCGCTGTCGAAGTCCCCGGGGCCGATGGGCACGCCGAAGCTAAAGGGCTGGCTCGTGCGCGCGGTCGAGCCCTGCTCGACGATGTCGACGTTCCAGAGCGCCGTGGGGTCGCCCCCTCCCCCGCCGCCCAGCACGCCGCCGGCCAGGCCGAAGAACGGCAGTCCGCCGCCCACCAGGCGTTGCCGCGTGCCGTGGAACTTGACCGCACCCGCCATGGTCAGTTCGCCGTGCGCGCGGCGATACCCTCGATGATCAGCGCGGTCAGCGAGCTCGCGCTCGAGATCGTCACGGAGAGCAGGTCGTCCTTGGCGAAGGACTCGGTCGAGGCGGTGTCGGCAGCCGTGGCGGTGACCGCGACGGCCGAGCCGAAGCCGTTGATCGCGGTGCCGTTCTTCTTGACGACGACGCTGCAGCTGCCCGACCGCGTCTTGAGGCGGAACTTCTCGAATTGCCCCGCCCAGGGCACGAAGCCGAGCTCCTTGTCGCCATTGGCCGTCGCCTCGATCACGAGGCTGAAGGCGCCCTTCTGAGTGCGGGCCTCCGGCGTCGCGCCGTCGCTGCCCATGACGGCGACCTGATTCGGCCCCAGGGCGACGCTCTGCGCGAACTCGGCGCGCCACTTGGGATCGGTCGAGCCGAGGTAGGTGATGCGGACCTGCTCGTCCTTGCCGATCGTGAAGGTGTCGTTGCCGGCGCGGTTGATCCCCTCGTCGCTGCCGGCGCCGGCCTGGATCGTCACCTCGCCGTCGCCGATGCTGACGACGTCGACCCACTGGCCCGCCGTCCAGCCCGTCGCGTCGAGGGTCTGCGTCGTCGCGCCGGCGGCGGCGACCTGCAGGAGGGCGCCGGCGTCGGAGCTCGTGATCGTGCCACTGGCGGTGCGCGCCGCCGGCGTGGCCGTGTAGCGGTCGCTCTGCGCCGAGATCCCCGTCAGGCTGCTACCGTCGCCGTCCTCGCGCAGCAGGTCGCCAGAGCCGCCGGCGGCGACCGCCTCGAAGGCCGCGGCGCCGAGCTCGTCGGTGGAGAGCGTGGTGTTGATCCAGACTGCGGCGCCGAGCGAGGCGTCGACGCAGCGGTAGGCCTCGTCGTTCGTGACGTCGATCCAGAGCGAGCCGACGCTGTAGCCGTCGCCGGAATCGTCGTCGGCGGTCGGCGCCGCGGTCGCGTCGAACTTGGCGAGCGGCGCGGCCGAGGCCGCGATATCCCAGGCCCGGCTCATGCGGTGCGCTCCCAGACGTAGAGGCCGAAGCTGGGCGGCGTCACGTTGAAGGCATCGCCGCCGCCGGTGCTCTGGTTGGTCGCGGTCGCGCCGCCCGTGCTGGCGCCACCACTGTCCAGCGTCACGTCGTCGACCACCAGGAAGTCAGAGCCCTCGGCCACTGTGCGCTTCGAGACGTCGATCCCGTAGCTGGTTGCGCCGTGGGCGTGCGAGCTCTGGACGTGCGTATGGGGCTCGAGCTCTGCCTCGGTCAGCGTGTGCTCGTATTCGCCCGCGTTGGCGCCAGCCGCGATGGTCTTCTCCACCGCGTTCTGGTCGGTGCCGGTGCCGACGCCGAAGAGCGCCAGGCCCTGCGCCCGCTGCGTCCATGTGCCGAACCCGAGCAGGCTGGCCGGGTTGGTGTTGCCGCCGGTGAAGTAGAACGACCCGACCGGGTGCAGCGCCTCCTTGGTGGCCTCGATCGCCGCATCCACCTGGGCCTGGGTGTAGTAGCGCGCGTCGGACTGCGCCTTCGTGTAGACGCTCGGGATCTGGAACGGCTCGACCGCCAGGATGCTGATCTCGTCGCCGACGAGGGCGCCGCTGGCCAGCACGACCGAGGTGCCGTCCGTCGCCGTGTAGTCGCTCACCGGGTCGCCGAGGATGCCGTTCCGGTACACCAGGATGTTGCCGACGACATAGTTGAGCGTGCGCCCCAGCGAATCGACGCCGGTGAAGGTGGTCTGGCCGGCCGTGGCGATGAAGCGGTAGAGGATCATCGTCGAGGCGACCGCCGACGACGCCCGAATCCACTGCGCCGACGACTGGTCGTAGACGCGCATCTCGCCTTCGGTGGTGTTGTAGTAGAGCGCGCCCTGCACCAGCGGGTCGCCGTCGTTGTCGAGGGCGGGGTCGGCTGCCTTGGCCCCAAGGTAGCGGTCGTCGAAGTTGTCGAGCGCCGCCGCGGCCGCCGCCGCCGAGGTCGCCGCGGCGCCGGCGCTGTCGGCGGCGTCGCTGGCGTGGCCGTCTGCCGCGAGCTCGGAGGCAGCCGCCGCGCTCGCGCTGCTGGCCGCCGCCGAGGCGCTGTCCGCGGCGTCGCTGGCGTGGCTGGCCGCCACGTCGTTGATATCCTCGATCGAGGGGCCGTTCTCGAGGCCGTCCCCGTCGACGTTCCAGCGGATCGTCTTGTGCGCCGAGGGCGCCGGCAGCGTGAGGTCCGCCAGGTCCGACGCGACCGGCAGCTTGATCGCGCGCGAGAGGCCTTCCCGGGCCTGGGCGGCGAGCATCGTCACCCGGTCGAAAGCCTGCTCGATCACCTCGGCGAAGAAGGTGTTGCCGTTGACGAGGTCGACCAGCTGCGTCGGCGACAGGTCGCGCTCGATCGTGATCTGCTCGTCGGCCGGCAGCGGCGAGCCGGAGAGCGGGTAGGTGATCGACCCGTTGCCAGGGTACTCGGCGACCGTGACCGAGAAGTCGACGCCCAGCGTCTGCTCCATCTCGACCCCGTCCGCATCGGTGACGGTAACCTTGAGGTCACCCTCCTCGAAGATCGGGAAGCCGAAGGAGAACGACGTCGCCGAAGCGTTGCCGGTGTAGGTGACGCTGTTCGTCGGGGTTTCGACCGTCATGGGCCCCTCGCCTATGGCAAGGTCATTTTGCCCATGGTGAGGGCGCGTCGCTACACCCGATCTCGTCCAGTCGAATCAGCCGAAGTGGCCGGTCCCGACCAGAACGAAGAGCAGGGCGATCAACCCGAGGCCGAGAAACCAGACGCCCTTGAACAGTATCGGGCTCCAGTAATCAATTTCGACCTTCAGGTTATGCCAGGGGTCACGCTTGACCCGCGGCACCCTAGTCATCTTCCGTGTCTACCTTCATCAAGTATTCGATCAGCGCCACGTCATCCTTTTCCACAACGTCGCGCCAGAAGGCATCGAAAGTCCGATTGATCTGGCTCGACGGGTAGTGAAGGAGCACGCCCGCGAAGTCGATATTGGCCTTGAAGAACGCCTTGTCAAACTCTCCCTGATCGACCTGCGCCGCCGCCCGGCCGTAGAGGTCGAGCGCGGAGGCGAAGGCGCCGCCGCCGCGGAAGCCCTGGCTCTCGGCCGCGAACTCGCGCACCAGCGGGATCCCGCCCATCATCGCGAAGAGCGACTCCCTCGCGAGCCACTCGGCGGCGCCCTCGTCATCGTCCTCGTCGGGGAAGTAGCCCCGGATCAGGCCGATGATCAGCGCCTCGACCGTGTAGAGCAGCATCAGGTCGATGGTGAGCCCGGCCACCTGCGCCGGGCTCCGCGGGTTGGTGCGCTTGATCCGCTCATAGGCGACGTTGTTCTTGGCGATCATGTACGACGCCAGGGCCGTAAACATGCGCACCACCTCGACCTGGCGGTGGTTTGTCGAGAGCGTGCCGCGCTCGATCGCCGTGCGGTCGGAGAACAGGCCGGAGGCCTGGGAGCGGGCCACCATGCGGTCGGCGTGGTCGAGGGCCTTCCGGTCGTCGGCCCCGAACTTCGCCTTGCCCTGCCGGTAGGCGCCCAGCCAGGTCGCCACGTCGACGATCTGCTGCGTCTTGGCCATCAGGAAGAAGCCGCCCTTGACCGCCCAGGCCGGCGCCGCCAGGCGCTCGACGATGTTGCGGCCGCCAAGGGCGACGCGGTCGATCTGCCGGATCGTGTCGTAGATGTCCTTGTTGAAGGTCGTCCCGCGCTCGCGCATGAAGGCCGACTGGTCGTAGACCTGCCGGAAGATGCTGTTCGGGCCCGACCAGCGGCTGACGTTGGCCAGCTGCATCAGGCCGTAGAGCGCATTGCGCTTGCCGATCTGCACCGAGGTCTGCAGGAAGCCGGTCGGCTGGATGACGGCGGTGCCGAGGTTCCAGCCGATTCGGCTGATCGTGAAGCCCACGCGCACCCAGCGCAGCGACCGGCTGACGACGTCGCCGGCGATCACCTCGCCGGTGGCGACGTCCTTCAGCCAGATGTCGAGCATGTTCCAGGCCTCGCGCTTACCGACCGTCTGAAAGGCCTCCTTCACGTCCTTGTGCTTCAGCACCTTGTCGGCCCAGGTCACCGCCTCGCCGAGGGCGAGGTCGTAGGCCACCTGATGCAGGTGCTGAGTGAGCACGCTCATATTGAGCCGCACCGGCCGGCCGCCGGATCCGACACGCTCGATGGTGTGGCCGTGCCGCGTCTGCGCCCGGGCGAACCGGCCGGCCCGGATGCCCTGCATGAACTCGTCGACCGTCTCCTCGTCGACCTTGGCCGACAGCTGCGCGTCGTACTTCAGCGGGTAGTAGCCGCCGCGCATCTGGACGACCTGGCCGTCGCTGCTGGTCACCTCGATCGGCGTGGCCTCGACCTTCGGCGGCGCGACCCCGGTGCGGCGCTCCTCGAGCGCGGCGATCTCCGGCCAGTAGCCTTCGACCAGGTCCCAGGTCGCCTGCACGAACTCGAGCTCGCGCGCGGTGAGCTCGGCGAGCGTCTGGTCGACCTGCTCGGCGGTGAACTTGCCGGACTCGACCAGCGCCTCCCGGTTGCCGTCGTTGCCGGCGTTGAGCGCGATGGCGATTAACTCCCAGCGGGAGAGCTCCTCGCCGTCGAGCCAGTCGCGGGCGCGCGCCTTGGCCATCTTCTTCGCCTCGGCACGGCTGAATCGGCCGAAGAGCGCGGTCAGCTGGTCGGCCATGCGCTCCTGCAGCGGCACCAGCCGCTCGGAATAGGCCTTGTCGATCACGCCCTTGATGTTCCGGTAGACCGGCCCCTGATCTTCCCAGCCGTCCATCTCGCGCAGGATGGTGTCGGCGTTGAGCAGCGCGCCGGCCACTTGGCCGCGGGTGCGCCGCGCCAGGTCGCTGGCCCGGGAGACACGGCCGGTCGGCACCTCGCGGTGCGTCTGGCCGATCTGCATCACGAGGTCGTCGGCGATCTCCTGCAGCTGCCGCCGCTCCTCCTCGAGCCGGAGTTCCTGCTCCTTGCGGCCGATGTGCTGCAGGTTCCGCACGGCGTCGCGCAGGCCTCGGAACTCCTCGAGCGAGAGCTCCTTGTAGCTCCGGCGCCGGGCATCCTCGACCAGCTTGGGGTCGACGACGATGGCCTCGCCGGCGGCTTCCTTCTCGGCGATGAAGGCGCGCAGATCCTGGCGGGCCCGAATCTCCTTGCCGGTGGTGCTGACCGCCAAGTCGTAGCGGGCGAGCAGGTCGTCGATCTGCGCCAGGTACTCGCCGGCGATCGCCTCCCGCACGCCCTTCCGGCTGGCGACCCGGCGCAGGTAGGCGCGGCCCTGGCCGACTTCGCGGGCCGCGTCGCGGGCTTCCATGTAGAGGTAGTGGTTGATCAGCTGCGCGCGCTTCTGGCGCGCCGCCTCCTCGTACATGCCGGCCGCCAGCGCGCGCTCGGCCTTCATACCGGCCTTGCGCTCGGCCATCAGGATGGCGTCGGGCTGGATCTTCCCGACCTCGCGCTCGGCGATGGTCCTGGCGGCGAAGGCGCGCGCGGCCTCGGCCGGCGTCGCCATGTCGGGCGCGCCGCGCTTGCTGATCGCGCGGAGCTCGACCTCGAGGAATCGGCCGCGGGCGTCGCTGTGCACGGCATCCTGCGCGGCCTGGACGATCGAGCCGTCCTTCATCATGTCGCCGAACCGCTCCGAGAGCCGGGCGCGCACCTTGTCGGCGATCGCCTGGCGCCGCGGCGGCAGCCCGCGCAGGGCCTCGACCAGCGCGTCGCCGCTCCGGTAGCCGAGCAGCTCGGCGCCCTCCTCGAGGCGCATGCCGCCGCTGATCTGGTAAGCCCGGCCGAAGCCGCGGCCGAGCTCCTGCAGGATCTCCTCGCCGTACTCGGCGACCAGCTGGGCCTTGTCGAGGCGCCGGTGCTCCGGCTCTACCCGGCCGTCAGGCAGCCGCCCCTCGGTCAGGTAGCGCAGCGCCCGGTAGGCAGGATTCCGGTCGATCTCCTCGGTGACCTGCTCCGTGATCTCGTCGCGGGCCGCGCGCCACTCCTCGGTGCGCTCGCGCGCGACCTCGCGCATGGCGTCGTTGAGGAGCTCGTCCTCGGCGACGCGCGTCGCCGCCTCGGCCGCGCGCAGGTACTGCTCGAAGTCCTCGCGCGACAGGCCGGCCGCCTCGGCGCTGTCGAGCAGCGGCGCGTAGATGTTCTGCTGCTCGGCGAGCGCGATCTGCTCGTCGGTGGCCAGCAGCCGGTCGAAGACGCGGCGCATGCGGTCGTCGATCTCGACGTCGAGCCCGCGCAGGTTCCGGTAGATCTGCACCAGCCAGGCGCGGAAGGCCTGGAAGACGGAGCGCATGTCGGGGCTCGGCGCCCGGCCTTCCATCAGGTAGGCCTCGAAGCCGCGGGCGAACTGCTCGTGCAGCGCGGTCGAGATCGCCATGTCGGCGTCGGGCTGCCCGGTGGTGCCGGTGTCGAGGAACTCGATCACCCCGGCCTCGCCCATGGCATCGAGGCGGCCGGCCACGTTCTCGTTTGCTGCCTTCGCCGCGGCGTCGGCCTCGGCCTTCTTCTGGTAGGTGCCCCCGACCCGGGCGCCGTAGCGCACCTCGAAGCCCCCGGCCTGCGGCACGACGCGGTAGGGCCCGCTGCGCGCCGCCTCGGTGGCGACGGCGCCCGCCCGGTCGCGATACCAGGCGCCGATGGCCCGGTAGTCGTCTACGGCCCGCTGCGAGGCGGTCGGCCGCTCGGCGACGCGCTTGAGCGCCTCGAGGAAGAAGTGGCCGGACTCGTGCAGGAAGGTCGAAAGGTCGGCGCCCGGCAGCAGCCGGATGATCGTCTGATCCTGACCGAAGGAGACGGAGCCGCGGGGTCCGCCGGCGCCGCGCCGCTGCTCGAATTCGACGATCTCAACCAGCTTGTCGTCGAAGATGACGTAGTTGTAGGTGCCATCGCCGGTGGCGCGGCTGCCCTGATCGAGGTACTTGATCCCGTTGATGCCGGCATCACGCAACGCGAGAGACGCGGCTTTCTGACCTTCCGCGTTCCGCATCTCCATGCCCCGCGGGCCGGCTGCCGCAGAATAGAGGTCCCGCCCGGCGATATGCGGCCAAGCCCCGTTCTCTTGCCATCGCCTGAAAAGGTCGACGTCAAGACGCTCCAGCGCGGCCCTCACCTTCTCCGGCTGCTCGCGAAACGGCCTATCCCAGAGCAGGAAGGTGTCGTCCTCAGGGATCTCGACCTTGTAGAGCCGCGACTGCCTGCCCTTTTTCAAGCCGCGTCGCTTGAACTCCTCAAGGCCCGCAATCGTCGCCTGCTTCTCCTGCTCGCCGCCGATGAACTCGTCTGGATGGCTATGGCGGGCCGTCCATAGGGCGTTGTCGACTGAGGTGCGCTGCTTCAGGAAGGAAGCGGCCAAAGCCTCCGGGCTGCCGGCCTCGGCTTCCCTGGCCAAGTCGTAAAGGTCGAGTTCCTCGCCAGCCGCCGTCCGCCAAGCCGGCCCGCGCGCAAGAGCGTCCCGATAAAACTCGGCGACCTCGCGCTTGCCTGCGAAATAGAGCCCCCAGCCGTAGACCTGCGCACCCTCGCCAGTGCCGATGGCGTCCAGGCTGAACCGGTCGAATATGTGCGGGCTGCCGTGCCAGGCCGGCTGAAAGAAGGTCGGCGGGTCGCCCTCGCCTAGCTGGCCTTCTTCCGGCGCAGATGGGAGAACGCCTCGCGCGCGTAGGCGCTCGTCTCTCTCTTGTCGCGCCTTAGCTGCTCGAGCTCGGAGGGAGTCAGCATCTCGGAAGCCGAGGACGTATTGGGCTTCGGCTGCTGTGAGCGCGGCAGGTTCGGTGCCGAAGACTTCTCGGACTGCATCGCCGTACCTCCGCTCGATCTCGCGCACGCGCTGCGCCGAAGCTCCCAATGTAGGCGTTCGGCTGGCGTTGGCAAGGGTGACGACGCCCACCACCTGGCCGCCGCCGTCGATGATGTGGTTCGCCATCTCGGCGAGCGTGCCGCCCATCGTGGTGACGTCATCGACCAGCACATAGCGCCCACCAGGCTCGACCGGCCCGTCGAACAGCGGCCGGGCCATCATGCGCTCCATCGCCTTGGCGCCGGTATGGAATGCCCGGTTGGCCTGCACGATCCCGTCGTCGGCCCGGCCGTCCGTCGCGGCCGCGAGAAGGTCGGCCAGCGTGGTGGGGATGGCGTTTCTTCCGCTCGCCTCCTCGGCGTGCGCCGCAGCGAAGATCGCGCCGGGCCCGAACCGCTCGGCCGCCTCGTCGAGCGTCTTCTGCGGCACCAGGTCGGTGACCAGCCGCACCGCAGCAGCGCGGTCGCCGGCCTTGGCCGCGGCGTAGTCGGGGTGCGCCTTCAGCGGAGTCGTGTTCCGGAACGACTGAAGTGGCGGGTCGGCCGCCGGCGGGATGCCCTGCCTGCGCGCCTCGTGAGAGCGCGGCCGCGCCGGCGCCTGCTCGAAGGTTAGGCCGTCTGGCCCCTCCGCGCCTCCGAGGCCTTCAGCAGGTCGGCCGCCAGCTTCGCCTTCGCCCGCGTCTCCGGGCTGGCCCTCTCGTCCGTCGCGCCGCGCTCCAGCAGCTCGATCGCCTTCGGCCGATTCAGCTGGGTCGTCAAACGGGATGTCGTAGGCATTGTCGCCGGTCTCGCTTTCGAGGTCGTCGAGCGTCTGCATGGCCAAGCGCTCGATCTGCAAGTCTACCGCATCGTCGATCTCCAGGCCATCTTCGGCCATGGCGCGCAGTGCCGCGTCGACGTCCGCCTCGGCGAACTCGAAGCCCATGTCGCGCGCCGTCGCGGCGATGCCCTCGCGCAGGGTCGCCTCCTGATCGGCGTTCGATGCGGCAGCGAGGTCGGCCGCAGCCGCGTCCGCCTCTTCCGGCGTGAACACCCGGCCCTCGGCCGTGCGCTCCAGCAGCTCGAGCACCTGCGACTCGTCGGGCCGCAGCGTCGTCTCCAGCGGGCCGAAGAAGCCCGCCTCCCACAGCGCCTCGCCCGCCTCGTCGATCGACAGTCCGGTCTGACGGATCAGCGGCCCCTCGGGCGTCAGCTTCTGCAGGTTTCGGCCGCGGCGAAGGTCGTGGCCCTGGTCGTCGCGGATCCCGCCCCGGCCGGCGAGGAACCGGGCGGCGTCGAGCGGGCCGCGCTGCGACGCAGGCTTGGCCACGCGGGTCGCGGTCGGCGCCGCCGGAGTGCCGCTGACGACCCGCAGCCCCATCTCCTGCGCGTGGAAGGCCTCGGGGTCGATGCCGTACTCCTGCTCGAGCACGCGCGCGAAGCCGAGATGGATCGTGGCGCTCTTCCGCGCGGCCTCGGGATCCATGCCGGTGGCCGTCAGGGAGCGCTCGACGCCGGCGAAGACCCTGCCCGGCGCCGAGGCCTCGATCTCCGTCACGCCCGCGTCGACGTCCGCTTGGGCCTGGGCGATGGCCGTGCGCAAGGCGGTGTCCTGGCCGTTCGCGACCCACTCGCGGGCCTCGCGCGGCGTGAAGGCGCCGGGGCGCAGGCGCGCATCCTGCAGAAGCGCCTCGAAGTGGTCGGTCGGCGCGATCCGGCTTTGCCAGAGCTCGATCGGGATCTGGACGTCCTCGCCCGTCTGGCGCGCCGCCTCGACCTGGCCGCGCACGCCGAGGGCGTCGTAGATCGCCAGCCGCTCGGCCTCGTTGGGCACCTGGCTCTGCCAATAGGACTCGAAGGCCTCGGCCTCGATCGACACCGCGTCGATGCCGCCCTCCTCGCCCATCGCCTTGACGAAGGCGCGGTAGCGATCCGGGAGCCGCTGCAGCAGCTTGCTGTCGACCGCCCCCTGCTGCAGCTGGCGCATCGCCTCTTCCTGCAGCCGCGACTGGCTGGCCCGGCTGAGGTCGCCCACCAGCCGAGTCGTCGGGCCCGGCACGGCAAGCACGGCCATGCCCTGCGCCGTCTTCAGCCCGATCTCGGCCATGTTCTGGGCCAGCTGGTCGGTGTCGAGGCCCTGCCAGTCGCCGCTCTGGTAGTAGTCGTAGAGCGACTGTGCGACGGCCGGCGCGATCTCCTGCAGCATCTCCGTCGCCGTCTCGCCGCCGACGCCGAGGGCGTAGTTGCCGGCGAAGGCGCGCGCGGCACCGGCGCGGGTCTGGCGCTTCAGCGCCTGGGCGAGCACGTCCCGGCTGAAGGCGCGGTTGAGCGCCTGCTTGAAGGGCCGCGCGACCGTGGCAACGCCGACCATCTCGAGGCCGGCATTGGCCAGGCCGACGCCGGCCGACAGCATCGCCGCCGTCTGCGGGTCGAACTCCACGCCCGCTTCCTTGGCGGCGTAGTACATCTCTACGTAGCTGTGGCCCTGCTCGACGATGAAGGAGCGCCGCGCGAGCTCGGCGGCGGTGCCGGCAGTCAGCCCGGTGACGAAGGCCCCGGGAACGGTGATGAGCTCCTCGGGCGTCGCGATCTGCGGCCCGGCCTGGCCGGCGATCGCCGCGCCGGTCGCGGCCGTCGTGCCGGCGCCCACGCCCACCTGCAGCGCCGAGAGCAGGTTGTCGTACATATTGCCGGCGAGCTCGGCCGCCGCCGTCAGGAACCCCTCGCCCTCCGGCACGGCCGCCAGCGACTCGCGCAGCTGGTCGAGGCGCTGCCGCTCGGCCTCCGAGAGCCCCGTCGTGGCCATGCGGTTGCCGATGACGCCCATCTCGGTCGTCTTGCGGCCGCGCTCGAAGGCCTCGGGAAGCTCGGCCATGGCGCCGCGCAGGCTCTTCCACGCGCGCTCGTGGAAGACGAGGTTCTCGACCTCGTCCTGGGCGGCCGCGGCGTTGTCGGGGTCGGCCAGGAACCGCGGCGTGGCCAAGCCCTCGTCGACCAGCTTGCGGATCTGGTCGTTGCGCGCCTTCGCCCGGGCCGCGTCGAGGTCCTTCTCGATGATCTTCGGCGGCACGCCGATCGCGCCCGACAGGAGGCTCGCCTCGGCCATGTCGTCGGGCTTGCGGTGAGCCTGGCCCTGGAGGTTCATCAGCGCCTGCCAGCGGGCGCGCTCGACGTCGCTGGACTGGCTGCGCTGGAGCCACTGCCCAAGGGGGCTGTCGACCGGCTCCGAGGGCGTCAGGTCCGCCGGCGCGCCCGGGTCGCCCTGCTGCAGCCAGTTCGCAAGATCACTCATCGGCAGCGCCCGCCGTCTCGAGGATGGCCTCGTAGCGGGCGCGGTCGCCGGCGAGGTAGGCGGCGTAGAGATCCTCGAGGTCGCCAGGCGTCAGGCTCTTGCCGCGCACCCGGCCGTCTTCCAGCAGCAAGGCTTTGTCGCCGGGCGGGATCTCGTCTGCCGGCACGAAGGTCGGCTCGCCGCGCGGCACCTCGTAGACGCGCGCCCGGTCGGGGCCGGTGAGCTTGAGGCCCAGGAACGATCCCTCGCTGCCGCGGATCGCGACGTCGGAGAGCAGCGCGCGCGCCATCTCCTCGACCTCGGCCTGATTCGGCTCGCGATCGTTCTGCACCTCGAAGGCGCGGGCCCGCTGGCCGAGCGTCCGGTGGAACTCGGCCAGCGCCTTCGCCTCGTCCGACCCCGGCTTCGGATTCGTCTCGATGTCGGCCGCCTCGAGCATCATCTTGATCGACTCCTTCTGGGAGAGGACCGAGAAGTCGGCCGGCGCCGGGTCGCCCTTGGCCGCTGCCTTGGTCGCCGCATGCAGCTTGCGCACCGTCTCGAAGTCGCCGTTGTCGAGCTTCTCGCGCATGGCGAGCAGGTCGCGCTTGGCGAAGGCCTCGGGATCGGTCTGCGCCTCGATGAGGAGCTCCTGGAAGTGCTCTTCATCGGTCACCGGCTCGGTGCCGGTCACCCGACGCCGCCAGCGCGATTCGAGCGTCGCCTGCTCGGCGGTCGTGAGCGCCGTCCAGTCGCTGAAGGGGATATCCTCTGGCCGGCCGCCACCGTCGATGATGTCCGTCGCCCGGTCGCGCGCCGCCTCGTGCGTCTCCTCCTCCGCGATCTCCCGCTCCTGCGCCGCCCAGCGGATCCGCTTGCGCGCCTCGTCGCGGTCCTTCTGCGGCAGGCGCCGCGAGCGCTCCAGCATCTCCGCAGTCGACAGCCCCTCACCCGTCCAGGCGTCGACCTGCGACTGCACGCGCGCCGCCCGGCTCTCTTCGGCCGCCACCTTGCGCGCCGTCTCCATCTTGTCCTTGAGGCTCGACGCCACGACCGCGGAGATCTCGTCGTCGGCGATCGCCTCGCGCAGATGCGCCGCCGCCCGGCCGTATTGCTTCTCGTTGAGCAGGGTGGTCACCACCCCCTTGTGCATCTCGGTCAGCGCCTCCTTCGTGCGCTGGACCACGATGTCCTGCGTCCAGCCGTTGTCCCGGCCCACGTCCTCGACGGTGGCGCGGATGGCGCCCTCGGCCTGGCCGACCATCTCCGGGTCGCCGGCGGCCGCCACGGCGTCGTCGAGCGCCGACTTCAGCAGCGACTCGTTGACCGTGTCCTTCCAGCGCCGCATCTCGCTGGCGTGGTGGTTGTCGATCCGCAGGAGGCCGCTCTCGCGCCGGTTCTCCCAATAGCGCTCGAAGATCTCGGCGGCGCCGGGCTCCAGCTTCCCAGCGACGTCCTTGCGCACAGCTTCCAGCCGCTCGCGGATGTCGGGCGCCCGATCCATGGCGTCGCGGCCGCGTAGGTTGAGAAAGCCCTCCGTGGGGTCGTAGAGCAGCGCGCGGATCCGGTCGGAGGCGGCGGCGTCGGCCTCCTTCGCCGCGGTCAGGTTGTACTCGCGCTGCTGCTCGATTGCGATGCGGCCGAAGTCGTCGCCGGCGCGATCCAGCTGGCGGCCCATGCGCTCGAGCGCCCTGCCCTGCTCGCCGCTGACGTAGCGGAACGACTCGTCCATCGGCACCCGAACGTGCGGCAGCCGGCTGGTCTGCTGCGGGATCGTGAGCGCCTGGGGCGTCTGCTGGCCGAGCCCGGCCTCGCTGGCGGTAGGGACGCGGGGCATTAGAAGACCCCTTCCTTCTTGAAGCCGTACCACTTGGAGGCGACCGAGCCGGCCGCGCCGACCAGCGCCGGGGCCGCGGCCGCGCCAGGCGACGGGCCGGTGTAGGCGGCGGGCGTCCGGTAGTTCTCGACCGGAGCGGCCGCGGCGCCGTAGTCGAGCGCGCCGGCCTGCGCCTCGTGATCGGCGGCGCGCAGGCGGGACTCGTAGGCGCGCCGCTTGGCGTTGGAGCGGATCACGCCGACGTCGCTGCCGGCCAGGTAGTCGGTGTCGGCGAGCACGTCCATGGCGCTGGTGCCGGCCTCGTCGAGGGCCACGCCGCTCGCCGCCAGCACCGAGCGCTGCCGCCCCCGCAGCTGGGCGACCTGCATGCGGTACTGCTTTTCCTCGACGTTGCCGCGGTGAACCTCGTCCTCGGCGATGTAGCGCGCCGCCTGGGCGTTGTTCCGCTCGACCGTCGCCTGGTAGTCGTAGCGCCCCTGATCAACCTTGGTCTGCGCCGCCGACTGTGCCGCCTGGGCTTGGTTCTGCATGTTGATGGCATGCTGCGCCGCCGCCGCCTGATTGGCCGCGCCCTGCGCCTGCATCATTCCACCGACCACCGTGGCGGCGATCGAGGCGACCGCCAGTATGGCGGGGTTACACATCGAGCAGCCCTTTCATCGTGAAGCGGCGAAACGGCAGCTGGAGCACGCCATAGGGCTTCGGCTCCTCGATCTCGAAGCCCAGCCACCGCAGCCACCGCATCGAGAGCGTGTTTCGATTATCCACATGGTTGGCGAGCGTCGCAAACTGCGCGCGCATGCAGGCGATAAAGGCCTTGTTCCGCCGCAGGAAGGGGATCTGGTGGCGCTCCAGGGCCGTGGTGCCGAGCAGCCAGGGCGCGCCCTGCGTGGACAGGAGGCCCACGCTCGCGACGCCCCATATGGCCACCGGCTCGCCGTCGACCCAGCCGGTCCAGGCGAGCGCGCTGTTGTCGAGGCTCCACCGTAGCGACGACAGCGGATCCAGGCCGCTCGACGCCTGCACCTCGCGCCGGTCTGCCAGGCGCATGTCGGCGGCGATAGCCGGCAGGTGCCCGCGCTCAGCCCAGGTGACGCGGACCTCAGTCACCGAGCTCGAGGTCAGGCCGGAGGGACAGCACGGTCAGCGGCAGCGGGTTGTCCTGCACGATCACGATGGTCGTGTCCCGCTCCCAGGCCGGGTCGATGTAAATCTTGATCTCGTCGGAGAGCAGGCGCGTCGGCTCGCCCCATGCCTCGTCCGCGCGCAGCTTCGTTTCGAGCGTGCTCTCGGTCGAGGATCCGGCGCGGAACTCCCGGGTGTTGATCACGCGCGCCAGCAGATTCGAGGCGCGCTTCTTGCGCCCGGCGACCTGGCCCTCGGCGAACTGGATAGGCATCGTCTCGATCACCGCCTCGTAGGGCAGGCCGATGTGCACCTTGCCGGCCGCGGGCGAGAGCGTGATCCTGCCGCCGGTCACCACCTGCTGCGGCCGCACGCCGCCGTCCGCCAGGATGGCCACGGTCTTGCCTTCGAGGTGGTCGAGGCCAGAGATCTCCGTGGCGTCGGCCCCGTTGTACGTGAGGCCGCAGTCGACGAAGAAGCAGTCTTCGACCGTTGAGAAGTCGCGCTCTTTCATGCGCTCGATGTAGTAGCGGTCCTGACCGCCGATCGTGCGCTTGACCGCCAGGTAGACGGCGTCGACGTCGTCGGCCTCGCCCTCGACGACCGATGCGACGGACACCACCTCGCCGTCCGTCGAGTGGGTATGCCAGGCCCAGACGTCGTGTTCCTTGAGGTAGGTGAGGCCGGCCATGGTGCCGTCCGCCAGGACGCACCAGACGATCCCGTAGGGCCGCTCGGCGAGCGCCCACTCCTCGATCCGCGAGCCGCTCGACCGGTCGAAGAGGTGCCGCGCCAGGACCGAGAGCTCGTTGCCGCTGTAGCCGTCGATCTCGAGCCGGTACTGCAGATCGCGCACCTGGCGCTGCCCGCGCACGACGTAGAGCACGCTGTCGTCGACCAGCAGCGGCGGCAGGGGGCTGCAGCCGCGGTAGCTCTGGGGCTTCACGTTGACGTTCGACGGGGTGACCGCGATCTCGTCGCCGCCGTTGACCTTCCAGACCGCGCCGCTGGTCAGGATGAGCAGGTCCGAGAGGCTGACGTAGTGCTCGATCTTGTTCACCTGGCGCGCCGCGATCGTGAAGGTGACCGCGTCCGAGTCCTTCGACGGCGTCGAGACGTTGAAGTTGAGGTACTCGGCCGAGTTGGAGAGCCAGCTCTTCTGCGGGTCGTTGTCCGTCGCGCCGAAGCCGAGGCGCTGCTCGTGAAGCCCGACCGCGCCGGGGTAGGCGCCGGCGCCGTCGAAGACCGTGCGGCTGCCCGGCGGCGTGTCGGTTTCGTCGGGCGCGATGTTGTCGTCGGCGAAGCTCGTCCCGTCCGTCGAGCCGATGAAGCCGTAGAGCCCGGCGCCCTTCTTGTAGACGTTGTACTTGCCGGCGCCGGCGACGGCCGACCAGCTGAGCGTGATCGGGCTGCCGCTGGTCGGCACGTTGCCCGAGGAGGTGCTCGCCGGCAGGCTTTCCTCGAGCGTTTCGTCGGCGACGGCCGTGATCTGGTACTGCGTCCCGCTGCCCGCTGTGCCGCCGGAGACGCCCAGGCCGGTCGGCGACGCCAGGGACGGCCCGAACGTCAGGGCCGCGAGCGTCCAGCTGGTGTGGCCGGTGCGCGAGAGCGAGCGCGGGGCGTGGCTCGGGTGCGCCAGGTACATGACATCGGCCGACTGCGTGAACTTGATCTCCCGCAGCTGCGCCGCCGCGTAGGGCGTGGCGATCTGGTAGACCCGCTCGGCCTCGCCGTCCGAGGCGTAGGCGCCCCAGCCGGTCGAATCGACGTCGTTGCCGTCGAGATCCTGCAGCGCGAAGGCGTCCGTCGACGCCGAGGCGACCCTGTAGAAGCTGCCGTTGACCTCGGTCATGCCGACGACGCCGCCGATGTAGATCCAGTCGCCATCGCTGTAGCCGTGGCCGACGATCGAGACGACCGCGGGGTCGGCCTGGGTGATGCCCGTGATCGCCTGGCTGGCCTCGGTGACCACGGCGCCGTCCTTGATGACGCGCATGTACTGGTCACCGAACTCCAGCACATAGGTCTGCTGCACCGAGAAGGCGAAGGGGATCAGGCGCAGCAGCCCGTTGGCCCGGATCACGTACTCGGTGCCGGGGCGGTTCGATGCCCCGCCCTCGGCGTGGACGATCGTGTTGTGCAGCTGCTTGGCGCCGATGTCGTACTTCGACAGGTCGAGGCGCCCGAACAGCGCCGGCGACAGGACGCCGCCGGTAAACGCCGCCTTGGTCGGCCGGAAGCTGGTCACCAGCGGCCCCTCACCCACTCGGCGTCGCGGCCCGACTCGCTCGCCACTTCGTTCGCGTCCGCGGCCTCGGCCTCGCTGACCTTCGCGGCCGCGCGCTGCAGCAGAACCTTGCTGTGGTCATCGTTGCCGTGCAGGCCGGGCGAGATCAGGCCGCCGAGATGCAGCGCCATCGCCGCCACGAACAGCGGGTCGAAGACGGCGGGGGTGGTGACCGTCGCGGTGTAGCGAAGCCAGGGCTGCGCGATGTTGCAGAAGATAAGGCGGCCCGTCTTCGCGTCGTCGCTCGCCACCTCGAAGCGCTCGGCCTCGTCGCGGTGGCTCCGCTGGAGGCGCTCGTCCTGGCTCGACCAGTAGGTTGCGCCCTCGCTGGACAGCTGCTCCGGCCGGAGCAGCCTGCGCGCGGCGAGGCAGTCGGAGGGGTAGCCGTAGGCGTGGAGCCAGCCGGGCGGGAGCGTCTCGCCGGAACGTGCGGCCAGGGCGATGTAGCGCCGCGCGAAGCCCCAATCATGGGCGCGCAGCATCTCGTCACGGGCGACGTCGAAGTGCTGCCGGCAGATCTTGGCTTCGCGGCTCGACTCGGTCAGGGACGCGATCTCGCCCCGCGACTTCGCGTGCGACAGGGCGAGGTTGGCGATCTGCACATTCGAGTAGGCCACGGCGGCGCTCCGGCGGGAGGAAGAGGGGGCGGACCCGCCGCCCGCCCCCTCTGGGGTCGCGGATCAGGCGTCGAAGCCGTCCGCGTAGGGATCCCCCGTGCCCCCCTCGGCAGCCTTGGGCGCGGAGGTGCCCTGCGGCTGTTCCGTCGCCGGCTTGTCGGCGTCGCTCTTCGCGGCCTGCTGGCGCTTCTTGCCGCCGCCAACGGCGCCGCTGGCCTTCTTGCCGCCGGTCGCCTTGGCGGCCTGCTTCTCGGCGGCCTTGTCGGCGGGTGCCATCCAGGCCTTCGAGAAGTCGCCGGCGGCCTTGAGCTCGAACTCGTCGCCCGGCTCGCGGATCCGGCCGTAGTAGCCCTTGGCAGTCGCGGTCACGTGCATGGGCGCGCCTCCTTACGGGTTCTGCTGCTGCGCCGTCACGACGCCGGCGGTAACCTTGCCGGCCGTCGCGTTGGAGCCCGCCACCGTGTAGTAGAGGCGGACGTAGCGCTGGTCGGTGCGCCGCGGCAGCTTGTCGATGTTGAAGATGTAGCCGGCGACCAGGTCGGCGACGGGAATGGCCTCGCTCTCCAGCACCGTCTCCGGCGAGGCGAAGTTCTCGACGGTGTCGACCTGCACGGCGACCTTGAGGCTGGTCAGCGTGGCGAAGTCCTCGACCACCTGGATCAGGATCGGCACCATGCTGCGCCCCATGTCGCGGGACAGCGCGGCCGCGCCGCCGACCGGGGTGCCGGTCGTGCCGAGGTCGATGACGTTGGAGGAGGCCGCCGAGGCGGTGATGGCCTGCGCGTCGCTGAACAGGCCCTGCTTGTCGAAGATCATGCTCTTGGTCCTTCTGCTCGAGCTCCAGGGTGGGGCGCCCGGAGGCGCCCCGGCCTGATCAGGCGACGGTCGCCTCGGTGTTGAGGATCGCGTCGCACTCGCGGATCGGCATGCCCAGGAAGGACATCTTCTCCTGGCCGTCGACCTCGCTGAGGCGGATGAAGGTGTTGCTGTTGGCCTTGAGCGCCTGCTTGTGCAGGAACTCCTTGACCTTGGTGTTGCAGTAGATCGCGGCCGTGCCGCCGGTCACCCGGCGCTGGTAGAGGCGGTAGTAGGCCTCGACCATCTTCTCGTGCAGGTCCGCGCCGGTCGTGGCGTCGCTCGACAGATCGCTGACGTCGATGTTGCAGACGCGCGAGACGTAGCGCCAGTCGCGGACCGAGAAGCCCAGGTCCCAGCAGAACTTCTCGCGGAAGACGTCGTACATCGAGCCGTCCGACAGTTCCTTGACCTGCTTGCCCTTGTCGTCGCGCTGCAGGCCGGCGCGGCTGCCCTTCGGGTAGAGCCCGTGGCAGGTGCGCTCCGACCAGACGACAAACCAGATCGAGGTGTTGTCGCTGCCGGACCCGCCAGCCTTGACGATCTGGCTGCCGTTCTCGGCGGTGCTGTCGTTGAAGCGCGGCGCCAGGCCGAGGAAGCGCTCGGGGGTCGCGGCCGTGTCGCCGTAGAACAGCGTCGTGGCCATCTCCTGCGAGAGCGCCTCGATGAAGGCCTGCGCCTCCGACAGGCGGGTCGCCGCCGCGTCGTTGGAGATCTCGACCAGCTTGGCGTCGATCTCCGACCAGGCCTCCAGGGAGCCGACGGTGTCGTAGACCTGGCGGGTCGTCGACTTCGAAGGCTGGACGCCTTCGTAGAGCTTGCGCCAGGTGGCCGAGGGCAGGCCGGTGCGCACCGTGGTCAGGTGCCGCGTGCCGGAGTTGCACTCCATCACGGGCATGTCCTGCATGATCGGGTTGATCTCGGCGAGCATCTCGATGATGGCCGCGATCTGCTTGGAGTCGTCCTGGCGCGCGAACAGGTCCGCGAGGGTCAGGTAGGTGTTTCCGACGACAGCCATGGTCTAAGCGTCCTTCTGCGACTGGTTGGGGTAGAGCGTCCGCCCCCAACTGGACGGGCCGCCTTGCGTCGCGTCCCCGGTGACCAGGCCGTCCTCTTTGTTCTTGAGGCCGGCCCGGAACAGCAGCCGCAGGAGCTCGGGCGAGTTGGGGTGGATCGGCCGGCCCTCGTCGAGGGCCTTTCGCAGGTCGCTGCCCTCGGGCCGCGAGTTCACCCCAGCGCGGATCGTGG